AACAATTTTTGTTATTTTACTAAAAGAATTATAGTCTGGAATGCTTAGAGATACATCAAACTTTAATATATCTCTTTCTTCTATTAATAAATTATTTTTATCAATTCTTTTGCATAAGTTATTATATTCAGATAGTTCTGCTTGTATTTTTCCTAATTTAGTTATTAAACTTTGATCAACATTTGGAATATCTATAAGTTTTTGTTTACTATCAATGTTAACGCTATCTAAAAAATCATTTATACTTTTTATTTCGCCTTCTAATTTAATTAATGACTTTTCTGTTTCAACAATTTTTATTTTTATTGAATCGCCAATATTAATATATTTTTCTAATCCAAATAATTTAATTAAGAATTTTTTTCTGTTAGTATCTGTTGCTTTAATAAAATCTAACAGATCAGTCGAACTTTGATATGTTAATTGAGAAAATACTTCAAAACTTATTCCTAATATATCTGAGATTTTTTTATAAGTATCTAATACTTTGTGTTCTGAAATATCTATACTATCTTCTTCTAAAGAAACTTTTGTCGTTGTTCCTGTTCTTTTACTAGTAATTACATATTCTTTATTATTTGCGACAAAAGTTAAATTTCCATCCCAAGTTTTACTTGTTGTAAGATATCGATTTAGTATATCACCTTTTTTTATGTTTTTAATATTTTTTCCAAAAAGTAATTCTTGTATAATCAAAGCGATAGTAGATTTTCCACTACCATTAGGAGCAGTAAGTTGTGTAACTTTAGATTGGTTTAAAGTTAATGTGTTACCCGAGCCATAACTAAACATATTATTAAATTGTAAATTTTTTAATACTATTTCCATCTTATAAAAATTTGAACCTTTTCATTTGTATTTTTCCATTTTGGTTTATTTAATAAACGATGATATTCGTAGTGTATATCTGTCAGTGTTTCCCATCCTGTTCGTTTAGTTCTTTTTTGTAAATTAGAGTAACAATCATAAATAAAAGTATTATCTTTGTCTCCGGGCTGGGTTGGATCATAGTTATTAATATAATGCATAAACACAGGTTCTAAACTTGTAAAAGTAAAAAAGTTTTTTTCTTTATTTATTGCGTATTTTACCAAATTAGGTGAGTCTTCCCACCAACCCCAACCAAATTCTGCATGATGATCAGGATTATGTCCACTAAATATTAATATTTCATTGTCATCCACATAATCAAATAAATGTGTCAAAGCTACTTGACTTAAACTATCTGTAAATTGACCAAAATCTACTGCTTTAGGAATAACTTGATTTATAAAGTTTTCTAAATTTAAATCAATAAATTTATACTCTATTTGTCTATCTTTGCAGAATTTTTTTACAAATAATAGATCAAAATAGTTTTTTCCGCCAAATAAGCTTAAACTTATAACTCTAAAGGGAATATTTAGTTGATATAATGTTTCGGCTGTTATCTCGCTGTCAATTCCACCACTTAATGCTACTACTATTTTATAATCTTTTTTGTATAAATCGTAAAATTGTTGAGACAAAGTAACTAGATCATCTTTGATTGATGATCCTTTATTTTTATATTTTGGACAACTAACTTCTACACCTTCATATATAAACGGTCTCATATATGTACCGTTTTTATATTTCCAGAATACTCTATTTAATGATAAATCATACATTTATACCTAAATCTAAGAATTCTTTTAAAATATTCTTTTTATTAGATACTTTTATATGTGATAAATATAATTCTAATTCTTCTATTAATGTCATATCTTTTAAGTCTAATTTAGATTCCTCATCTGGTTTATATGCTAATTTTTTGTCAATTAATGATGAGTCTTGGATTTTTGAAAGTTCGTCAATACTTCCAACAATTTCATAAATTGTATGATGATATTCAGACTTATGAAAAGTTTCACCTGTTTTTACTGTTTTTCTAATTAATTTTGGTAATTGTAATTTTTTAAAGTCCACTGAATAATTAGTTTTATCAATGTATTCAACAATATTTACTCCATATTCTTTTGAATCATCTCTATCGAATATAACATTCATCGGACTACCACAATAATAAGCAGGGTAATCCAAGTAACGATGATTAAAATGTATGTCACCGAGAAGTATGAGCGGCCAGGGACGAAGCTTTTCAAAATCGTATTCAGGTGTAATATGAGGTGGAACCTCGCCTCGAATGTGAGTAACAAGAATTTCATCATTTTTATACTCTGGCAAATTATTTGTTTGCATTTCTCCATACGGAAAAAAGCAAAAACCTTGACCCTGTATATTTTCATGTTTATTTTCTGTAATAAGAACCACATTTGGATTCGTAATAGCATGTTGTTCATGGAAATATTCCAAAAACGATCTGCCTTTTCTAGTAGCTTCATGATTTCCTGGTATTATATATGTTGGTATTGTCGCAGCATTAGCAAAACGTAAAAAAAGACACACCTCGTCTGGCTCTGGTTTTCTATCGAAAACATCGCCAGCTAAGATGTGTACATCACATTCTGACTCTAATTTATGTATTTCTTCAAAAAATAATCTAAATCTATTGGCTTGCCATTCGTAAGGAACTTTTTTCTTATGTAAATTAATATGCCAATCTGCACTATGTAAAATTTTAATCATTTATATATTATATACTACGACGGTCTGTCTGTCAATGATTATTTTCCTTTAACTCCTTAATATCCATTTGGCACGGCAATGTAATGAATAAATAAAACAATTCCAATACTTGCGCCTAATCCTACCATCATTTTACCAAAATCTTTTGCAACAATTGGAAATACATACTTAAATTTATAATTTTCCATTATTGTTGATATTGCAAGTTCTCGTCCTGCTAATAATCCTACAAAAACCCAAGTAGTTGACATTGGTAAATTATTTAGTTCTTTAAAAATATATAAAATCGCAATATATACTATATTAATAAAAGTTGCAGAACGTACATATCTTGTTCCTTTTTTATCAAGTACAACACTTTGTATTTTACCACCTTGAATATAAAAAATATACCCAAGTAAACTAATACATACAAATAAAACTATTAATAAATCATTAAAAGATAATTGACGAGGAAGGAATACAGCTATATTAGCTAAATCGTGTTGTAACCATGCAAAAAATAACCAACCACTTGTAACCCATTGTGCTATACGCCAATATTTTACTCGTTCGGGAAAGGGTTTACTACCTTTTTCATCTATCCATCGTTCTAATAGTACCCAAATTAAATATGCAGAAAAAGCTGCAGCTCCATATCCAACCATAGATTTTACAAGCATTTTCTCTAATACAACAGTGCTGGCAAATGCTGATAAAACAAGAAATGTAGTTGAAACAGGTATTCCTATTCGTGTTAGTAGTAATAATATGGCTGGAGCTAAAGCATGATACCATTGTATTTTTTGAAATGGTATTTGTGTTAATCTTTCATAGGCAATATCGCCGTTATAAAACCACCAACCATATACAAGCGTAAATGTCATAGCTATAGATGCTGCACCCCATAACGTATACCATTTAAATCGTTCTTTATTTGAAGCGAGAAAAGTGCCTAATGTTTGTATAGAATCATTTGCGATAACAGAGTATGCAGATAATATAAATCCTATTGCCATCCATATTGTTAAATCAGTCATTTGTTTGTCTTTTTGTGTATTTGATAAATTTAACTTTTATTGTTTGACGAAAGTCAAATAATATGTTAAATTATATTTATAAACGAGTGAATAAATTCACACCGTAGGTGAATAATTATGGAATATGATCGACTATTTTTTAAACATTGTCTCGGAGAGACATAACGTGAGCACGTAGTGCTCAAACGTCACGTCACAGTTGTGTCTACTTAAAATTTTTCTTTTCCCACGCTTTTCTTTTATAGTAATCATCTCTATCAGCGGTCATATCTCCACGATATTTATGCGCCCTGTCTAAAATATCATCATCTAAAAATGTATATTCTTTTTCCCACGTATCTCTTTTTATTGGTATTACTTGTACTAAAGGATCACCTTTAGTTAATCTAACCTCATATCCGGGTCGCAAAGTAGGAAAGACACACGGAAAATTTACTGTATTAAAATATTTGTCACATTCAACTAATCCGCTTATAGGTACACAGGGTAAATCAAACCTATTAACAGGCGGTAAGAATAACAAAGAATATCCTGGCTCTGTTTCAATAATCCACGGAGTATAAATTTTTCGTACTGGCATATTTGCAAAAGGAGTACCAGGATATTGACTTGCATCATGACTTTCAACAATTGTATAATGTCCATATTTTTCTTTGTCTCCTTTTTTTGGAAACAAAACCCAATCCTCACCTTTTTCATCAATTGCAATAATTAAATCCATAGGAACAGGTATAATATAACCAGCCGACATCGCGTCTAGAAATGGTGGACATTTTTTGATTGTTTTAAAATCGTTTACAGCTTTATTGGATAAATTTTTATACCAATCTGGTAAATTTCTTGATCCTGGATAGGGTTTTTCTATTGGTTCGGGTAATTCTCTAATTTGATGAAATTTTATTTTCATTTTTATTTATTATGATTAAAAGATATAATCTTACTAACATCTCCTTCAAAAGTATATGTACCAATATGATTTAATTTAGTTTTTGGATCTAACCATATACTTCCGCCTAGTTTTTGCCACAATCTACAAAAAGTATAATCTTCTGATAGATATCTGTTATCATCAGGATCTATCATTGTATCAAAAAAAGCATAACAATATTTTGCAGCATCTTCATCGATATTACTATCATTTTTATAATGTAACTCTGGATGAGCAATCATCATTTTATCAAATACCTCTCTTTTTATACAGAAGAATCCTGTTGATGCATCTAACACTTCAATTGCGCCTTTATTAACCCTGACCTCATGTGTTTCGGGGTTTAAAAATTTAAAATTTAGTGCATATTGAATAGGTAATGCTTTTTTTGGATAAGCACCTACTACAATATCTTCATTTAAAGAAAGTACTCTAAAAATTGATTCCCATTCCCACTCGATATCTGCATCAATAAAAAATAAATGTGAAGCTCCACTTTGTAAAAACATTGCAGTTAAAATATTTCTTGCTCTTGTAACTAGGCTCTCATTTCTAAGTGTTGTAACACGATAGTTAATTTTTGCTCTAATTAATTCTTGAGTAGTTTTAAACATACTTAAAAAATACTGATCCGTAATCAATCCACCGTAACAAGGAGTAGCGAAAAATATATTACAATTATCTCGTATAAATTCTTCATCAATTTTTATATCTTCTATATTACTAAGATTATCAGGAGAAATACCTTCTATTTTTTTTTCTTCTTTAATTTTGTCAGAAAGTTTTATTTTTTTCATATTAATCCTTTATAAATATAGATCGTAGTCTTCAATAAAGACTACGACCTTAAGTTTTTTAATAACCAAATTAGTCTAAATCTTCTACAGATTCAGCGACCATTTCGCCTCCTGCTAAATCAGCAAAATATGCGGTATTTTGGATTAACCATTGTTTTTGATCGTCATATGTTTGACGTTTATAGATTCTTTCTAAATCAAAAAGCTCTAATCCTTTTTCTTCTTCCGTTAAAGCTTTACTAGCTCTTGCAGGAATAGTCGTATATTTTACATTTTGAGGTAGGGGGCCTGTTTTTTCTTTTTTCACAGTAATATCATACCCTGTTTCATTATCAGCAGGATTACCATATTCTGGATTAGTAGCATAATCTACAATTTGTCTGTAAATTGTTGCTCTTAAATCAAATAATTTAATTTTCCCATCTGATCTATCAATCACATTACAAATATAAGCAAACTGTGGTTTATCTCCAAAAACAGCATCATCAACCTCTTTTAGTGGGTCTGGAACAGAATCATCAAATGTTTCTGTTGTTCTGCTATATCGTAAGCATTCTACTGGCATTTTCTTACCTTCATTAGTAGTTACCCAATATACATATCTTGGTAAAACTTCTCCGATTAAACGGACTTTAGTGTCTCCAATTTGCATTATTAGTCGTTCGACTTCTCGTCTTTGATTTCCGGTACTTGTATTTCCCTTTGCTTGATCCCATGATACCATACTATTTTTCTCCTTTGTTTCGTATTAATTCTGGAACGAAAACTATTTTGTCTTCGATGGTTTTTATAAATGGATTTTTCTTTGCCCAACTAAGTTGTTTGTCAGTTAAATATTCTTTTGGAATTCTAGCGGAAAGATCGTTTGGATCTCTCATTGATAATAAAAATAAATATTCTAATTTTTTTCTAACAGGACAAATAGCTGTAAGAAAATTACCATTTGTAAAATAACTTTGTTCATCTTTACACATATAATGAGCAATAACTTCTTTATAGTCTGTTGAAATTATTATATAACTATTCCTTAAAATTTTTGGTGGAATACTATCAATGTATAAAGTTTGGTAAAGACTTTGTCTGTTCTTAGCCAATATTGTATTATACCTTTTATAAAGGGCAAAAGTCAAGATCAATATTCCATTTGGAAGTCCACCTGCATCTGATTTTAACTCATGCCAGTTATAATAAGTTTTATTTGATTTTCTTTTTTTATTTAACTCTGTCATCCAATCAGTTTTCATTTTTTTCCCAAAAATAATTATATAAGGCATAGTCTTCTTTATATATACAAATAAATTCTTCTTCTGAACATTGTAGTTTTCCTTGTTTTTTATACTCTTTTTTTGTTTTCATTGAATGATATAAATATATAATGTCATATGGTATACCTACGTTACTAAATAACTTTTCTACATTCTTATAATAATTTTCATAAAATCCTATGTAATTTACTTTTGTTTCTAAACAATTTATTACTTCTTTAAAGCTTGTGACCTCGAAAAAATCTTTATATCTAGATGTTATTGACCTACCCCTTCTTATAGGATATACCTTAGTTCCATATTCTAAAACATGGGCATATAAACTTATAGCTCTTTGATATGGATTTCTAAAAAAAGTAAAAATATAGGGTGAATACTTATAAATATCATTATATGTAAAGCCATGTCGTATGTCACTCAGTGGTTCATTTGAGTATTTAAAGGGAGACTTTTGGACAGGGTGTGAACAGACAATTACTACATCTTCTGGTATATTACCATTAGAAAGGACGGTATTATTATCAATTTTGTATTGTCCTTCTGTTTCTGTTGTTTTTGGGTGCAATCTTGTATATGTATTTGCAATACTGGTTATTCCCGTTTTGGGTATATGTATACCAAAAACTAAATTATAAGTCATAGTTTTGTCTCTTATACCACTCGTATCTATTTTTTTGTTGTTTTCCTACTATTGGCCCTTTTAACCAAAAATCTACTATTAACGGTCTTTGTTTATTTTCGTGTTCTCTAATAATTCTACCTATTCTTTGTTCCAGTTTTATAGGATTATTAGAAGGACATGTTAAAAATAATGTATCTAATCTATGACAACTAATTCCTTCATCAAAAAGTTTAGTACTTAAAATACATTTATACTTAGTTCCTACATTTTCAAGAGTTTCTTTACGCTCTTCTTCTTTGGTTGAGCCAATCATTAAAGCACTATTAGGTATATTTTTATTAAGTTCTTTTAGCATATCGAGTCTATCCGATAAAATAAGTGGACATCTTCCGTTTGCTATTTTTTCAATAGCTATTTTTATAATTAATTTTATATATTCTGAATTTTTAGAAAGTTTATTTATTTGACGGCTCCAATCTCGTTTTGGGTCAATTACTATAAAAGAAATATCTGTGGGGATAATTTCTACTTTTGGGTCCAGTAAAATTCTAGGGTCTTTTGCAAAAGATTTAAAAGAAGTAAAATAATCGTCTAAAAATACATGTTTACCATCTTTTCTTTTTGGTGTAGCAGTAATAGCAATTTTTGTTCTACAATTAATTGAGTTTACTGCTTGAGAAAACATATCTGCAGGACATAAATGAGCTTCGTCTACTATTAATAAACTAAAACTATCATGTAAATTTTCTATATTATTTAATACGCTTTTATATATCCCTACAGTTATATGTTCTATTGAAAATAATCCATCTCCTATTGTACCTATTTCTATATCAGGAATTTGGTTTGTAAGCTCTTCTATCCATTGTCTAAATAATAATTTAGTATGTACTAGTATTAAAGTTTTTTTATTTGCTCTTGCAATTAAATTACAGGCTACGTATGTCTTACCCCAGCCACAAGGTGCTTGAAAAAGTCCACTTCTAGATCTATCATTAATTGTAAAAAATTCGTCCACCATTATTTGTTGTTCGGGTCTGAGTTTTCCTTTAAAACTAAGTTCTTTAGCATGGTCTTCAAAATTTCTTAAATCTTCGTATTCTTCAAAATCTAATTTTTTATAAGAATTACTAGGTACAGTATACAAATTTTTTTCTTCATTATAAGCGTATGTTTGTAAAATATCATCTCCTATTAAATAGGTATAAGCAGATTTAAATGAATCAAGGTTAGTTATATCTTTCTCATTTATATAAATTCTATCTGTTATAGTAGCATGTTTTATTTTAATTTTATTCATAATGATTTAATTTAAAATTGTTTTAAGTAATCCTTTTCTTATTAGTACACCGTTTTTAATTTGTTCAAAGTATTTTGCTCTTATATCTTGATCGACCCATGTAGGAATTTCTTCATTTCTTGGAAATGGGTGCATTATAATAGCTGTTTCTTTTAAATAGTTAATATCTTCTTTAGTAATTGCGTATTGTCCGTAAGACCCTCTTTCTTTTTGTACTCTAGTTACATATAAAACATCCGATTGTTGGCAAATATTTTTAGTTAATTTTAAAGAAAAATTAATATTAATTCCCTGAGCATATTTAAACGGAGCAGTTAAATTATCCGGGCTAACTAAATTAATTTTTACATTAAATTTTTTAAAAATTTGCAGCAAGCTGTGTATGGTTCTTCCGTTTTTTAAATCACCCATTAAAGTTATTGTTAAATTGTCTATCTTTTTCAAATTTTTCCATATTGTATATAAATCTAATAATGTTTGTGTTGGGTGTTCTCCTGTACCGTCACCTGCATTTATAATTGGAACGGAAGATACTCGTATAGCTCTAGTAGCAGCGCCCTCTTCTGGATGTCTTAATACAATTACATTAGAATAGCATCCTAATGTTTGAATCGTGTCTTCAAGAGTTTCACCTTTTGATACACTTGAATAATGAACTTCGTTAATAGGAATTACACTCATCCCAAGTTCGAGTGCTGCTGAATGAAAACTAGAACTTGTTCTTGTAGAAGGCTCATAAAAAAGATTACTAAGTATTTTGTGCTCTTTGAAATTTGTAAAATCAGTATGTTCACAATATTTGAAAAAATTTATAATATCTTCTTTTGAAAGTCCCTTTAGTGTTATAAAATTTTTATTTTTATCTAAAATCATAAATAAATTACCTTTCTGTTATGTTTGCTGTAAGAAAATTGATATGGATACCATTTATTATCAATATTTACTAAATTTAAATATATTTGATCTTTATATTCAGATTTTTTAATATTTGGTATTTTAAATGGATAACTTATCTTATTTATCCACACATAATTGTTTATTACTTTTTTAATTTTTCTACAAGTTAAAGAAAATTTTTCTTTTTTAGAAAAATCAAATATTATTGCGGAAACATCTAATCCCCATTTTATATTATTTCTTATAATATCTCCATTATTTAAACAAGTTATATCAAATTTTACTCTAGTATAATTTTCTTCGTCCATTTTTACTAGTCTTGTAAAATAATCTCCTCCAATATTTTTATCATCTAATACTTTGATGTGATTATCTCTTTCAGATAATTGTAAAAAAATTTTGTCTGACTCAAAAGTTATATCATATGGTTTGTTTTTTAAGCCATAGAAAGGAAATTTTATTTTAGAATATTTACTCATTTATATTATATTTTAAATAATTACCAATCTCAATTTCATACGTATGTATTGTTTTAGGCTTATGTGCGTCAATTATAACAGCAATTGCCCTAATAGTGTTTCCATGAGCAACAACTAAATGATTACCTCCTGGATTAGACATAAAAGTTTTTTTTATGAAAGGTTCAACTCTTATTGCAACGTCTCTTAAACTTTCTCCATTCGGAGGTTTTGTTTCCCAACCTCTTCTAATATTAAAATACTCTTCTTTTCCGATTTTTTCTAATATTTTCTCTTTAGATTGCTCTGTCCAATCGCCATAATCTCTTTCTTTTAATTCTTTTATAAGATTAAGAGACATGTTTTCGTAGGGTGAATCAAATTCTCTTGCCATAATAATTGCAGAGTCTATAGAACGTCTTAAAGTTGAACAAAATATTTTATCAAAAAGTATAAAATTTTCATTAAAATCGTTTTGTAGTTTTTTTATTTGATCTATGCCGTATTCAGTTAATTTTGGATCATGCCATCCAGTAAATATTCCTTTTTGATTATATTCAGATTCACCATGTCGTACAAACCATACATTTGTAGTTTTACTCATAAGCTTCTAATTCTCCCCAACTGGGTCCTATTTCAAAATCTACACCAATCGGACTTCCAGGAATTGATATTCCTCTATCAGTTTGTATACATCTTTTTGAATTGACTATCCACTCATCTATTAAATCTTCTTTAACTTCTGCAACAATTGAATCATGTACAACTGTAAAAGGTATAATTTCTTTTTGATATTTATTTTCTTTAATCCATTCCATAGCGTCAATTACACCTAATAAATTAATATCAGAAGCTACACTTTGAACTAAAAAATTAACTCCACTTCTAATCGAATGTTTAGCAACTCCTATATTAGTTGATGCACTTTCTGGTAATCTACGTTTTCTTCCAAAAAAACTATAAATATATCCGTTATTTTCTATAAATTCGTTACTAGCATCAATAAAGCGTTTAAGTTCTCTAGCTTCTCTAAAATATTTATTAATAAATATTTTAGCTTCTTGTGGAGTTATGTCTGCTGTTTGTGCTATTTTTGCTGGTCCTGCTTGATACATAATACCAAAAGTAATTGCTTTTGCGTGTTGTCTTTTATCACTATAATGGTCTTTAACTTCATGTACTTCGCAAGGAAGATTAAAAATTTGTTTTGCAATATAAGAATGAAAATCTAATTTATCAATAAAAGCTTTTTGTAAAAATTTATCGTTTGCAAGAGCTGCTGCGAAATATACTTCTGCAGCTCCTAAATCGCATTGAACAATTTTGAATCCGTCTCTGGCTGTAAATATTTTTTTAATATCTTTATTATCTCTTGGAATATTTTGATAATTTAAGACTCCTGAGCTTGAGAGTCGACCGCTTGTTGTACCTTGTATATTAAAACTACTTCGTAATCTAGAGTCCTTATCTATACCTCCAACAATATTTGAAATGTATGTTCCCAACATTTTAGATTTCTCTCGTAAATCAAGAACTGCTTCAGATAGAGGATGGTTTAACCCTGCTAAAACTTCTTTGTCAACTGACCATGCTCCGGATTCAGTTTTCTTTGAAGGTTTTAACTGTAAAATTTTAAAAAATAACTCTCTTAACTGCATTGTACTATTTGGATTAAAAGTCTTTTCATAAATTCTTTCAAATCTTTGAACCGCAGGATCTAGGAATATTTCATTTTCACATTCTTCTATATCAATTTCGTATTCAATTTTTATACTATTTAACTTGTTAGAATCTATCGGTCCACCATTATTTTCTAAAGTTAGCAAAGTTTTAGTTGCAGGTTTAAGAATATTGTTATAAAGATTATTAAATCTTTGATTATTAGTTACACGAGGATAAAATTTTTCAAATAATTGAAATGTGCCATCAGCATCTTGACAAGCATAAGGAGCAAGTATGTCCATCGGAATCATACCGTAGTTAAAATCTGCTAATTTTATTTTATTTTGTCTTGCAAAAGATTTTTTATAATCATCTAATTCTTTTTCATAATCCCCTAAATCAGTAAATCTAAGTGCAAGAGCTTTAAGACCGTGAGTTCCAAGAGCTTCTTCTAAACAATAATGAAGTAACATAGTATCTTCAAAATCTGGAAATTCAAATCCAAATTCATAGTTTAAAAATCCGACATCAAATTTACAGTTATGAAAGATACATTTCTTTTCTAGAAATAAATTGTGAAGTTTTTCTTTGTAAATATTACAAATATCAGAAGTTACAAACATACCTTCATTAATTTTTGTACTAAAAGCTATGCCTATAACATTTCCTTTTCTAGGCGAAAGCGACGTAGTTTCGATGTCCACTACTAATTTTTCTGCTTTATTTAATTCTTCAAAATATTTATCAAATTCTTGGGTTGTTTCAATTATTGAATAGTTTTTTGGTTTTCTTTCACTTGCAATTTCTCCATTTACTACTTTAAGTATGTTTTGTATAGCTTTATATATATCATCTTCATATTGGGGCTTAAACACAGTTAAGTTTGGATGAATAACGGGTATGTATTTTTTTTCAATAAACATACCATTATATTTTGTAATACCTGTCATACCTATAGAATATTTTAGCGAATCTGCTCCTACAGGACAAACAACTTTATACTTATCAAATATAGAAAGATCAAGGTCCACATCTTTTTTTAAAATTTTGTCTTTCTTTTCAGAACACAAAAATGCTACGTCGAAATCTAATGTTTCTTCGTAATTTTTTATCATTTTTATAGGTTCTTTTTCTGCTTTTGAAGCGTATACAAATAATACTTCAGCCATTTGTTTTTCCTTTTTTGTTATATTCATTATAATATTGCGTCTGTCATTGCCCTTGCTCGATTAAAAAACTAAGTTCATGCGCTGTTAAGTCTCCTGGATCTTTATTTAACGGTAATGTTATGTCGGTTGCATGAATATCATTATCTTCTAATAATTTTTTTATTTTTTTAGCTGCTGTTTTTCCAGCTAAGTCTCCATCCATCATTATATTTACACTAATTATTCCTAAATTATCTAATAGTTTTACTTTTTCTTTTCCAAAGTTTGTAGTTCCGAATATACATAATGTATTTTTAAATCCATTTTGCCACATATTTAACATATCAAATAATCCTTCTACTAAATTTACTTGTTTTGGGTTGTCAAGTTTATCCAACGGAAATAAGATATCTGAAGTTTTAGATTTATTTGGTCGCCTGTAATATTTAGATTTTTCATTACTAAATCTATTTCTGCCTTCAATAAATCTTAATTTTTTAAATTGATATATTGGTATACAAAGATACCCATCTAATTGAAATTCATTAGTAAAAAATGCGTTGAATTCTTTAAAAGTAACTGGTCCTATATTTTTAAATGTTCCATATGCAGGCTTAAAATCTTTTGGCAAAGATAAATTACCATACTCTATTTTTTCGTTTAATTTATTTTTTAATTTATTTATTCTAAACGGTTGTTTACTTTCTATAGGAAGTTTTGTTTTTATTCCTATACTTTCTAAAAATTTTGTAGAACCACCCGAATATCCGCACGACCAACAATGAAATATATTTTTTTCAAGATTATATTGCATACTTGGAGAATTATCGTCATGGTTTCCAGACGTACATTGAATTAATAATTCGTTAGGATTATTAGTTGTTTTATACGTAACTCCTTTTAAATTAAGTGCGTCAATTATATCCATTTTTAAACCTTATCCAATATCTTTACTACTTTCTTTTTCATTACCAGAACCAAACAATACAGCTGCGTGAGGTTTTTCCTTAATTATTTTACCTATATTCGGATCAATTTTAACACAAGACCAATTCATGTAAACATCAAAACTCATATGTTTTCCGTTTCGCATCTTAGTTGTGTGAATTGTTATTTTATTTGATTGTTCTCTATTTTCGTCTTGTTCTGCGGGAAAGAAATTAAAACTTCTATCAGCTGCATCTAATATACCTTTAGAAAATCGCGCTTCTCCTGTTGCATCAATTTGATAAGGACTTAACATTGTTAAATCATATTTTCTACTTATTCCTTTTAATGCTTCTGCTAAAACTACTTGTGTTTTCCAATCTTTTTGATCTTCATGCCTAATAATGTTAATGTAATCAACAACAGACATGTTAAAGTTTGGATATTTATTAGAAAACATATTACAATAATGGTCAATTCTGTTCAAAGTTAGTGATTCATCATCAATAATAAAAAGTCTAGTATCTTTTAATTTTGGTTTTTCTATTTTTAAATATCTTTTAAATTTTTCAAAATCATTTGTTTTTATTAATTTATCAAATTCATTATTTAAAATTTCGTCTGGTTTATAAAAATTATCTATTTTTGCTTTTGCAAGACTTAGTTTTTCTTCATTTGTTAGTATGTTTCTAAATATATTAAGAAAAGGTACTTCACTTAGAATACTTAATATTCTATCATAAACTTCTTTATAACGCATTTCAATAGAAAATAAAGCAACAGTATTACCTTGTAAAAATCTATTTAATGCCATGTTAACACTTATAATAGATTTTCCACTGCCACGTCTGCCTCCAAGCATAACTAATTCTTGAGTCGCAAATCCTCCGTTTACTGCGTCGTATTCTGCACTTAATCCAGAAGGATAAATTTTATATGTTTCATCATCAGAAAATAGTTCTAATTCTGCAACATCATATAATTCATCTCTTAAAGGGATTGCTTTATTTAAATCTAATAAATGGTTTTGAAATTTATCAACAATTTCTACTTTTTCTAAATCATCTAATTGATCTATAAATTTATCTAAAAAAGTAATAGTTGCATCGCGAATATAAAAATCCTGTAACTGTGATACTAAAAATTCATCAGCTATATCATTATTTTGGTTTTCATCTGCGGTTATTTGAGTTTCAAAATATTCTTGTAAACTAATTTCTTTTTTAAGTGTTTCAAACTCTTCTAATGAAGGAATTCTTAAATTTGCCTTATAAAAGGATGTTAGTTTATTAAAAATAGAAAGATTAGCTCCACTAAAATATGATGAAATTAATTTTGAATATAAGTCATGATTTTGTGTATCAAATAATCGTCGTAAAGTTACTTTTTGTAAATCTAGACTCATGTATTACTACTTCTTACTGGAAATAAGCTTTTTCTTTGTTCATTTCTCCAATGACCGTATTCTCCTTCTACATATAAAGAATATTCTTCTCTACCTGTTTCTTCGATAACAGTCTCTACTTGTTGTATTCTATACATAATTGCTTGTTGTTTCCACTCTTTTTTATTATCATATTGCCAATAAATATTCCAATGAACATCTTCTCGTCCTTCATAATCTTTTCCATATTTTTTACGTGCATGTGTTAAAGAACGAAGTTCTACATATCTTTTTCTACGAGGTTCCCTATAATAATGAATCCAGTCTTCGTCATAAACTTCTTTTATTAGGGCGAAAGAATTAATTCCGGGAATAAATACTTTATCTCCAATACTAAATTTTGTATCAAGGTCTTGAATAACATGGTCTACTGTTGCTTGTCCTCGTTTTTTTCTAGATCTGATTGGAACACCGTTTTCAATCAATATTGATTTAATTCTTTGTGATGTTAAATATAATCGGTTCGCAATTGCACTTTGACTTTCTCCATCTTGATAGGATTGAATAATAATATCCTTTTCAAAATCATTTAAGTCTTTAGAACGAGCGTTCTTTTTTAACTCTTTTAATCGTATTACTCTATCTTTAAAATCTTGAATAACGGTATCAAGACGTTTTGTGTTATAAGCAATACCCAGATGTTCACAAATAGCTTTTTTAGTTTTATTTGCTTTTTGCATCCAGATAGCTTGTCTAATTTTTGATTCAGAAATTTCTGTTGTTCTAGCCATCTTTTCCTCTTATTATTAATATAATATCATAAAGAAGTTATATTGTCAAATGAAATATTTTTTACTGTCCTACAATAGCTTAAGAGAACCGCTTAAATTTTAAGGGCTCTCCTGCAAATTTTTCTTCTTCTTTAATAAACTTCCAAAATTTAATCACAGCTTGTTCTTTATTTTTTGCTTCAACATCAAAATCTGCATATTCAAGCATGGGAGTTGCTAAAGACATTAATTCTTCATCATAATATATATCTGAATGAGCATTTACTTTCATCCAATATTTTTCGTAATCTAAAGGAAAAGATTGAGATTTATGAAATAAAGGACGACGACCTTTCCATGTTTTTACGGCTTCTTTAAAATAATCGTCGTTTACAGTAATATGTCTAACTCTGTCTCTAATTTTCCTGTTGACAGTTTTCCCTTTTGAATTTTTGACTTTTTCTGTGTCTCGCATTCTGTGGCACGCGTAATGGTGGATATCAAGCGTGCATTTGATTGGTATTTTTTGGGCAAGTTCGAGTGTATGTTCAATGTCGTATCCGTTGGGCTTATCTTCGTTCTCAACTGATAAAGCTTTTTGCGCATAATCTGATAAGTATTGAAAGTTAGTGGCAAATCGTTTAATACCATCTTCGTGTTTTCCTCCATATAATCCTTGTAAGTGTATATTTATAGAATAATCTTCTGCGGGAATTTTCATAGCTTTACCAATAAATGCATGATATTCTATATCTTTAATTGCTTTTTTTACAACATTTTTGTTATTACTTCCTAACACAGTATACTGTCCGGGATGCATAGAAACTCTTATTTCATTTTCTAATGCCACTTTACCTGTGATTCTTAATTTTTCAATTAATAAAGCTTCAAATAATTCATAAAATTTATCTGCTTCTGGTAACGTGTATACTGGAAACATATTAGATGTCATTCTATAACATCTAAAATTTTTAGGTTGTTGAGCTAAATATTCTAATATCCATTTTAATTTGTCTACGTTACGAGTAGCTGTTGTTCTTATTTCTGAGCTATCTTTTAAAAAAGAAGCTTTCGTTGCAGTATTTGCATTAAATTTTATTGCTAAATCTTCATTATAAAACTGGCAACAAATTCCAAGTCGCCAATCTTCACTAGTCTTGTTAAAGTACTCCATCTATTCCTCATTGCTAAATTCTATTTGACAAGTTATATTTACAATGATATAATAAATTATATTAATTGTCAAATAGAATCATAATCTAAAAAGAAGGAAACAAGTAAAAAATGTCAACTTTAATTTTAGGATTTTTATGGTATCAAATTATTTCTATATTTGGAATATCTATAGGATTACATAGGCATTTTGCGCATAAACAATTTAATGTTTCAAAAATTTATGAAATTATAATATTATTTCTTATAACTCTTACTGGTGCAAGATCGCCTTTAGGATGGGTAGGTGCTCACAGAATACATCATGCTCATGCAGATACAAAGAATGATCCACATTCTCCGGATATTAAGGGTTTTTGGAAAATAGCGTTTAATCGTTGGACATGTAAAACTATTCCTAGAAAGTATATAAAAGATTTAATTAAAAATCCAAGAATCATATTTTTTCATAAATATTGGAAGCAAATACATATAACTATTGCAATTATTTCATTGTTTGTAGGATTAGAATTTTTTATTGCTTTTATCGTTATACCTTATATTCTTGGATTTTTAGGTTATGGATTTTTTAATGCTGCTGGGCATAAAAACTACAAACCAAGAAAAAATTTATGGATAAATATTTTATCTGCGGGTGAAGGTTTCCATGACTTTCACCATAATAATGAAAAAATAATAAGATATCATAAATGGGATATAGCTGGTTTTATAATTGAAAAATTTATAGTGAGAAATAAAAATGTCGTATGATTTTATAAAAACTATTCACTCGTGTAGAATTCATCCTAATTTAATTAAAATGGTTAATTCTGGTCGAATTGGATTATTAATTATCAAAGAATTTTTTGATGACCGAGAACCACGGAAATGGATTAATGATTATGGAGTTCCAATAGAACAAGATATGTATAAAGATATTGCTGTTCCCGTTGGTGGAGAGGATGATTCAACGTCAGATCATATTTGGTCTAAAGAAATAATGCCTTATCATCATGATCGAGGTTATTCGAAAGACATTCATAAACTTGTAGCATTATATTGTATATCTGCTCCTCCTGGGAGCGGACGAATTAGTTTTGTAGATATGCAAAAAGGTTATAAAGATGCTCCCAAAGAATTGAAACAAAAGTGTGAAGGAGTTTCTTGTATTAACTCTATAAAAAGATATATGTTACAAGAAAAATATCCTTTTACTTTTAAAAACGAACGGGATGAAAGAGCCTTTAGGATGTTAGCTAAGGCTGAACAAGATCTTGTTAGGGAAGATAAATATGGTAAATTCTTCTTTTATTCTCCAGCTTATACTGAATGTGATTTTGGAGATGAGATTGAAAAAGCTTGTATAAAAGAAGAAAATATTTATACTCATGAATGGACTATGGGGGATTTATTACTTTATAATAACTTTAAGATTATACATAGTAGAGAAAATACAAATTCTTCGATAAAAAGACGATTAATAAGGTTTGCTTTAAATCCGCGAGATCAACAAGAGCTTGATGATGAATGGTTTGAATTTCCTAATTTACATCTTAGAATGTCGATATAAAATGAAATTAAATATTGAAAAAATACTAAATGAAATACATTCTCAATTTTCAATTCCAAAAGAAGTTGAATTTAGTTTCTTAGAGCGAAATAGATATGATAAATATAGACAAGATATAAAAGATTTTTTAATTAATACTCTAAAAAATAATAAAATTTCATTTGAACAATGTATATCTTCTTATTCTGGATTATTAAAGTGTGATTATATTTGTATAATAAAAAATAATAATAAAATAGCAGGTACTTTTGGTATTTATAAACCTTGGAAAAATCATAAAATTATAGAAATACCTTATGCATCCGTGTTTATGGATCAGATTGTCAAAGCACCATATGAAAATTCATATTATCGTTTTCGAACGCTTCCAACTGATTTCGTGGACGTATTGTCTACAAATTCTAATGTGGATATTTGTTATGTTGCTTCAATCCGTTTGTTAAAAAAAATTCCACCTCATAAAAATGGGTGGGTTAAAAAAATAGGTTATTTTCCGTTATCGTCTACAAAATTACCTACAAATATTTATAGAACACTTTATTATAAAATTTACAAGTATAACGAATTTTGGAATGAATATTTAAAAAAATGTTCATCTAATAACGAACTATTTGAAAAATTGGTTACAGATGATAAAGAAAAAATGGATTGGTTTTTAAAACGAATGAAAAAATTTGAAAACAAAGCTAAATTTCTTTAAAGTCGTCAAAAAACAATTCGCAAGTCATTGTACCAAAATCAGCTTTTACCGCATCTATTGATTTTGCACGATCTATACTGTAAATTTTATAACTCTCATAATTATCAAAAACCATAGTTTGCTCCATTACAACATCATCATGATCATACTTTTCAGATACAAAAGTATTTGTGATAGATATAATATTTGCAGAATGTGCTGCTTGAGCATTTTTAAGTTCTACTGTCATATCATCAACAAAATCATCTATTGTAGCATATGTAATACCATTTGTTTGTTGAAAACGCCTTCTAGTTTGGTATGCCATTGTTTTGTTTCTTATCTATCTTCTTCATATCTTCCACTAAGGATTCTAGAGGTCGAATCTATAGAACTTTCTAAATTATATGCATCATTTTCTAAATTATCAAAATGATATAAAACGGCGGCTTCTGCATTTTTCCACGATGTTGCTCTAATTACGGCAGTTGTATTTGCTTCTGATGCAACGAATTGTACTGTCCTTTTAAAAACATTATCGGTATGTCTTTGGTTGACTTCTTCTTGTCTTCCAAGAAGATCATTATCTATACCTGCTCGAAATTCAACTCTGTTTGATACGGTTCTTGGTATCGTTTTTACGGTGACTGTGATAAACATTTTTTATCTCCTAGTGTGTGATAAGGTGATCGTCTGTAAAATATAAATCACTTACCATATTTCTTACTAATCCAGTTTTGGTATATA